GATTAGCTTGAATATACGCAGCATTTATATCTTCTCTCATAATACCCAACCTTAATTGTTGATAATATAAAACCTGACTAGAGTCAGAAACGTATTTAAATTCAAAATACCACTTACCTGTTGAAGGCATAGATAAAGTAGAAAATAAATGATTAACATAATTTGTTCCATTCCATGAAACATCTAAATTACCATTACTTGCAGTCCAGTTGGGAGTGGTATGAGTGTCAAGAATATTCATTACTGCATGATTATTCGTAGGTGAGCCTGCCATTTGGTCATGTGATGCAAGTCCACTTGAGGCAAAATCATTACCATTACCAGATTCATCATCGCCTAAATCACTTGCATCTCTGCCGTCTATATGCCACCCATTTGTTCCATAACTACCACTATAGTTTTTAGGTATCCAAATTCCGTTATCATTGGTTTCGCCAAAACTACTTGGGTCTAAAGCTGTACCATCTATGTGATGACACTCTGCCATATATCCATCACAAGGATTACCAGTTCCTCCCCCATACTTACCAAATAAATGAAGGTTTGCAGTATTCCAATTTGTTTCATAATTTAATGATGGCATAGTTCCTTCAGCAAAACTTGTTTCCCTAACTCCATTTACATACAGTCTTACTCTTTCTGTTGAAATAGCTTGGGTTGTATCTACTACAACAACAAAGTGATACCATGCAGAAACATCACGAAACAATCTATTTGTTTCTAATATTTCTAAAAATGTTCCTCCATTAGAATCAAAAATACAAAATTTATCACCAGCACCACCAGACCCTACATCATTATCAATCATAATTGAAAAACGATTATTGCTATCTTGATAACTATTCCATAATTGATGTGCATTACCATTTAAACTGCCAATTAATCCAAATTTCCACCACCAACTTAAAGTAAATGTTCTTCTGTTTCCAGCACCACTAGGTGTCCTAGAGATAAAAGCTGAATCAGCTTTATTAAATCTAATTGACTGGTCTATCGCATATCCTGAAGCAGAACGATTACCTGGAATAATTATAGGCATCTAGAAATCCTCCAGCTTTGGAAACTCCCCTAAAGGTCTAGTCATAACAGGTTTGGATTCTGTACCTGTGTTGCTGTAAGTATATAATATTTCTAAAACTCTAACGTCTTTTGTAGCTTTAATTCTTGTAACCATATCATTTGATTTTGTTCTAACTGCTGTGCGAAAATTTGCAACATTACTAGGTAAACTATAACTAGATACTTCTGAAGCTTTTATCACCATCCAATCTGTATCTTTTAAAAGATTATAAGCTTGATTATTTACTTCATTTACTTTTGCTGTTTTTAATCCGGTAACAGTTGCACCATCAACAGTTTTGTCTTCCATTTCTTTATCAACTGCAGAAGACCACACTCTTTTTACTACTTTATTAGTAGCATCAAATGTATGTGTTTGTGATTTATTAATATAAAAAGTCGGATCTTTGTAATTAGAATTATCGTCTTCAATTGGGTACAATCCAATAGCTGTTTTTTCATCAGCACTCCAGCTAGAGAAAATATTAGCAGGATGTTTAATATCATTATGCTCAAAAGCCTGATTACTACTTAATATTTTTATAACCTGATCTGCTTTAACTAATGCCCACATAATTTCTCCTAACTCAATGTTAATGCAAGGTTTCTTCCAACCTCAACAAATTTTGCACCATTATAATAAAAAACAAAAAAGTCACCTTTTGCAGCAGTTGTCGTTAAGGTTGGAGCTGTGTCTGATGCAAATTCATAATTTGATGCAAAGGATAAAGTTCTTGATCCGGTACCATCTTGAACTATTAAAAGGCTTACAAATTGACCTGTGACACCATTCGTTGCATTATTTAATGTTCTATTACCTGCAAGTGTAACCTTTGCTACAGGTTTAGCTTGTAAATCCCAATCTATATTAGAACCATCTGTTAACGTTTGTTCTGGAATATAAGCTGCATCATTAAATTTAAATCTGCCCGCACCTTTTGCAGTAAAAGCTAATCCAACATTTGTATCACCACCTGATACTGCCAATCCTACGTCATTACCTGTAGCAGCATTAGTTATCTCTAGCTCATTAACTGCACTAGCGGTTTGTTGAAAAATTATCTGTTCATTTCCATTTGCATCGCTAATAAAACCAGCATCAGCAATTTTAGGTTTTGTTAAAGTTACAGCACTTACTGTACCTCCTGCTATTGTTGCAGAATTTGTAATAGCACCCGTAGTTGTTGCACCATTTATTGTTGGAGTGGTTAAGGTTTTATTTGTAAGGGTGTCTGTTGATGAAGTATTAATTATTCCTGTATCAACTACGTTTGTGCCGTCAGCAAATAATACTCTTACAGATTTATCAGCAGCAACAAATGTATAACCACTTCCACTTGCAGTTTTAAACTGAACAGTGTGTGATCCAGATGTACCATTAGAAACAATATAAACCTTTTCAATACTATTAGGAACAGTAACTACTCTATTTCCAGATATTGTTCCTGTAAGTTTGATGACCATGTTTCTAGCATTGGAGGCGGCTCCATCTGACATAGAAAGAGCAGTTGTACCGGCTCCTCCCGCAATAGATATTTCTTCATAACCTCCTACTGCTTGTTCTACTAATTGTAAGTTGGTATTTGTTTTTGTACCCCAAGTTCCTGCATTTTCACCAGTGGCTTGAAGTTCAAGTTTTAAACTTGTTGAATATGTTGATGCCATTATATGTTCCTTTAATTCGTATTATAAATCATTTATGCTGCTCTATCAACCTCTGCCCATGTAACTGTTGTTCCTAAACTTACTTCTTCCCAATTTATTAAGTTTATACTACCTAAAGATGCGGTCATATCAAAACCAGTTATTGATAATTCAACATTAGCAAAGGTGCTGACTGTTCCTAAAGATAGAGCCGAAGATAAGCCACTTGGGGATTCAATACTTGTATTACTAAATATAATACTACCAAAACCAGAAGTTGCACTTAATCCAGTTTGACTAATACTAACATCAGAAAAACTTGTAATTGATCCTAAAGATAGAGCAGAAGATAAACCTGTAATCTCAACAATATTAGTTTGTGTAAAACCACCTAAAGATAAAGCAGTACTAAGACCAGATAGTGCGATAATTTGATCACCCTGCTGACCCCAAAGACCTTCACTCCAGGTTAATTGTCCCCATCCATTGGACATATTTCAACCTATGTAACTCTTAATATAGCCGCACTTGCAGTAAATGCAGGAAACTGAATTGTAAATGTTCCTGACGTTGCAGTTTTATCACCACCAAAATCTAAAACACATACAGCAGGATCTCCAGATGCTGTATCATTATAAATCAAAGCACCCCTTGCAGTTAAAGTAACTCCGGTAAACGATCTGTCAGCAAAATCCACAATCGCTGTGTTTGTTGACAAGGACGTACCACCATTAGTTAAAGCACCCCCTGGAGTAGCATATTGACCAGAATTAGATACTTGGTTGTCCGTGGTAAAACTTGTTGTAGATTTACCTAAAGTAGCACTACTAGTATACAAAGATAATTTAAAACTATTACCTCCTGATTGTTTGAAATTATGAATTCCCTCAAATAGTTCTTTTTTAAAAGAATTGCATATTATACTCGTTGTTATTGCCATAATATCTCCTTAGTTTAGGGAGAAGCCGATTGCAAAGGAAGTCGTAAAACCCCGTCCTCATATTGTCCTCGTCTTCTATTTCCCATTTGTTGTTGCATAAACCCTTGAGTGCTTTCATTATACTTGTCAAAATACAACTTGTACATATCCATAGGGCCTTTTAAATAAGAAAAGCACTCAGACAACACTCCGTATAAAAGTAATTGATCTTGATAAGTAGATAAAAAAGTTGAATTGGTAGACGAAAAATGTGGGGGGTCAATAATATAATTTATTTGTATAGTAAAAGCAGAATTAGGAGTTGGTGCTAATACAATATTTTGATCATCCCAATTTGCATAATATTTAGGAACTCCTGTAGTTTCACTTGGGTTAAACTCTGATATAAAACTAGTATCTCTTTTTTCTAAAAAATCTCTAACTCCAGAATCTATGACCTGAACAGACCTTAGATACACTAAGTCTGAAGGCATGCTTAAATATCTTTGTGATGCAATTGTAGAGGTCGTGGCATATTTACGTAAATCATCATAATCAACCTTACTCGCTAAATCTAATTCTATATTTCTAATAAATTCATCAAGTAAAGTGTCTGTTAAAACATTACTGTCTACCTCTGTATAGTTTCTTACTTGTGTTAAAAAATTTGCGTGTGTTATTGCCATAGTCTAATCCTCCACATTTATAGTCCACCCCATCGCTGAGTGGTTTTGACAATAATAATATAATGTAGGAGCATCACTTGCGACAGTAATTTGTGTGTAAGCCCCACTTTGTCCAGGAACTCCGTTCGTTGCTACTCCTACTGTATATTCAGCACCGCCCCCATGTGTGCCATTTGCTGTTGCACTTATTCTCAAAGGGTGATTACCATTTGATGAATCGCTTTGATTAAAACGATAAGTTTTACCCCTTTTAAAAGTTAATGTTACATCAGCAGTTGCAGTAGAACCATCTATCGCAAATTTATTAGTTGATCCCACATTGTGATATGGATGATTTGAAGGATTACCTCCCACTACAGTGACAGCAAAAGTTTGAGTTATTACAAGAGCATCAACAGTAACATTACCAACCACAGCAGTTAATTCTCTTTTTCTATTTTCAGCAGCTCCATCATCAGGCACCATACTGCCATATTGAGGTGCAGCATCTGTACTGGTTTGTGATATTGATCCGTCTGTACGAAAAGCAAAATCTCCTGGTAAAGTCAAATTAACAACTATTTGACCTCCTCCTCCTGAATCAGCTTTTGTTTGATCTGTTGTTGAATTATTTATAAAAGGTTGTATGGGTTGTTGAAATTTTTGACTTTTAGCGTTAGCTAAAGCTATAGGATCAGCAGTAATATGTTTTCTTCTTATTTGAGGATGCTTTGCTTCAAATTCAGATTTATGCACAAGTAAACCATTCCATTCTTTTACCATTTCTGTATAGGGAAAAGCCATGCCCGAACGATCAGATATTGCTAAAGAATTTTTACCACGCGCGTAAGCCATTTAGAATACTCCTTTAAATCCTTTACCTCTTATTGCTAATTTAGTTCCCCTTGCTATCATACCTCCGCCTACAAGAGAAGTATACTTAGCCACATAAGATTTTTGTTTTTCCGGTTTGTATGTCATATATTTATTATATTCAGAAGTAATATCTCCACGATATTTTTTTTTCCCAGAATCATCCATTTTTCTATAAGAAGCAACTTGATTCTGATAATCAGACATCATTGCTTTTTGTCCTTTAGGACTTAAATTCATGTAAACGGATCTTGCGGCATTAGCAACATTGGGCATTTCATTTCTAAGTTCTCTAAAATAAATTGGTAATTCTTTTTTTTTGTTTTCCATGATTAGACTCCTTGTGGAAAGTAGGTTTGAGGGGTTACATAGACAGAAGTTCGTTGCCCATCTTCATTAAGGGCTCTAGACAATTCATCTTCGTAAATTA